AATATGGCAACCAATCAAGAGAAGAACAATCGTCGCGGAGATTATTACCAGAGAATTATTGATTGTCTGAACCAACGCGAAACCTGGGAGAACCGCCAGCGGTTATTCTATCAAGCTCGCTACTTTGGTGTGCGCCGTAAAGTCAAGCCTTGGCCCACAGCAGCCGACCTTCACGTTCAGTTGATCGACACAGCGATTGAGCGTCTCAAGCCTTCCTTCGTCAACAGCGCGATTGGCAACGACATTCTTTCAAGCTTCGTTCCGATGCGTCAGCAGTTGACTCCGATTACTGTTACTGCCGAGCGTTGGTTCGACTACAAGATGCGCGAGCAGTCTAACTTCCAGAAAGAGATTGTGTCCGTCATCGACAACTTGCTTCTCTATGGTCGCGGCGTGGCCAAGGTTGTTTGGGACGATCAAAACAAGCGGATTGGCTTCGAAGCCATCGATCCTTTTCATTTGATTGTTCCTCAGTACACCAAGGAACTTAAAGATGCAGACTTCATCGTCCACATCATTTCCATTTCCGTTGATAGCTACAAGACCAATCCTCTCTACAAGCAGGACGAAAACTTTATCAAAACAATTGCTGGCAAGCCCAACAACGCTGTTGGACTTCGCAGCGAGATCCAAGACGAGATTTATCGTCGTGAAGGCATCACGCAGGAAGCCGAAGAAGATCGGATCATCTTGTGGGAAATGTACACTCCGTCTAAGGACGGATGGTTGGTTGAGACATTCTCCCCTCTTGTAGTCAACGAGAACGTGCGAAAACCCTTTACCCTCCCATACGAACACGGCGAACCTCCCTTTGTTGATTTCCCATATGAAATCACAGGTGGCGGTTGGTATAGTCCTCGCGGGGTAGCTGAGATCCTCCTCCCTGGCGAAAACCTCCTAAACAAGCTCAAGAACTCGCTCTCTGACTATGTAGAGCTGGCCAACCGCCCTGTTTTCGAAGCGCAGAATCCAGTATCGCTGAACACAGCGAACTTGAGGATGCAGCCTGGTCAGATCCTTCCGCAAGGGTTGAAGCCTGTCCAGTTCAGCCAACCTCCATTCGACTTCCAGCGTTTGATGCTTGAAGAGCGTCAGCTCGCAGAGAATCGCATGGGTAACGCCGACTTTGGTGCTGGCTCACAGTTTAATACTGGAGACAGAAAGACTGCTGCTGAGATTCAAGCGATGCAGGGTCAGGCTGCTGCTTCTGGTGATTTGCGTAATCGCATCTTCCGAATGAGCTTGGCTCACCTCTTCCGTCAGTCTTGGGCGTTGTACGTCCAGTACGCGAAGGAAGATTTGATGTTCCGTTATGCCGACGATACTGGCCAGATGGTTCCTGAAGGAATCCATGAGCAGTACTCGATTGAGCCGAAGGGCGGACTTGACTTTATCAACCGCCAATTTGCATTGCAGAAATCAGTTGCTCGCATGCAGATGTTCCAAGGAAATCCCTACATCAACCAAGGAGAACTGGTAAAGTCAGTTCTTGAACAAGATGACCCTAGTCTCGTTAGAAAACTATTTACTGACCCGCAAGCAGGAGCAGGCGATCAGGCTGAAGACCAAGCGACAGAAATTGCGACCATGCTGGCCACAGGATTCCCTGTCGCGATTAAGCCTAGCGATGATCACAAAGCGCACATATCGGTTCTCTTCGCGTTCAACCAAGCAGCGCAAATGCGTCAGCAACCAGTAGACCAGAGTGCAGTTCAGGTTCTTATGGACCACTTGCAACAGCATTTAGCTGCGCTGGAACAGACCGATCCGAATACCTCCAGGGCAATTCAAAAACAACTTCGCGATGCAGCCAAGCCACAAGTACAACAGCAAGGCCAAGAACCGCAACAAATCCAACCACAGGTAATGTAATATGGCAACCAAACCCAAAACCACAACTTCAGCAGGAACAACCATGAGTCCAATGGACATGGTGCAAAATCCTAATTTTTCATCCTTAATGCGAAATCAAGATTACTTCAACACACTTGCGCAATTGGTAGCAGATCGCCAAGCGCGAGGTGAAATGCCAGGTCTAATGCCAATTGGTGGAACAGGAATTTCAGCAGAACAAATGCGTAATCTTACTCCAGATAGAAGGCAGGCTCTAGAAGAAGCAATGGCAATGCGTCAAAGCGTACCTGGTGGGCCAAATTACCAAGCTCCCAACCAACCCATTGCAACAACTGGAAGCGCGATGCCACAAGCAGGTTCAAACATTACTCAAATGGAGCCGATCCCATCACAAGACGAAATTAATAAAAGAATGGAATTAGTTAGGACACTAAATGAAAATCCAAGAGTTCAAGAGTCCAGAAGAACTCCTCCACCACAAATGCCACAGATGCAGAACTACAACCAAATGCTTCAGCAGGGAATGCGCAGGAATCAAGACATGAACCAAGCAGTTCAGAACCTCGCAGCTCCTGCTGGTCCAGCCAGAAGCTTCTCCCAGGTGGCAGGCGGAACTCGTCGCATGAACCGCATGCCTAGACAGCCTCGCAACAACTCCCTCGCCCCTAGCAATCAGAAGCTAATTTAAGCTTTGACTTTATAGCTACATCCGCTTGTATTGGCGGATGGCAGTACCAGTAATGCGCGATGCATTCCAAGCTGAAGGCTTGGCAAAACTTTGTAAGTGGGCAAATCAGAATGGCGCGATTGGTAAGTGTGTTGAGATTGGGTCGTATAGTGGCGAAGGTACTGTGGTACTAGCTGATCATTTTAAAGAAGTATTGGCAGTAGATCCTTGGGAGAATGGGTACGATCCGAACGATGTGGCAAGCAACCAATGCCCAATGGAAGATGTTTTTGAAGCATTCCATAAGCGCACATCTTCACTAATGAATGTTTTATACAGCAGGGGTAAAAGCCTAGACGCGCTCCAGTTCTTTAAGGATGGAGAGTTGGACATGGTTTATGTCGATGGAGATCATAGGTACGAAGGCGCGGTTGCCGACATCAAGGGATGGTTACCGAAGCTAAGAAAGGGTGGATGCATGACAGGCCACGACTTTAGCCTTCCAGCAGTAAGGCAGGCACTCTCAGAGACTTTCAAAGGCGATTACTTGGCACTATTCCAAGGCGATAGCTGGGGGTACATAGTATGAGAAGACTACGCGCAATTATGGCCTTTATTCGCCACCAAGAGTGGGTAGACGAGCCTAAGTGGGAAGCAGAGGATGAAAGAGCGTTAACTGGATTCCTTGGAAGTCTAACTGGCAAGAAGCTTAGTCTGATCCTTTTAAACCTTACTTTACGCCAAAATGCCTCCGCAGTAGAGAAAAATGCGGATTCACTTGCAGAGGCTTGTGGATATGCTAAAGGATTTCGAGGTTGTGTGGCGACAATTGAGTCGTTATGCAGCCCCAAACAAAACTCGCCCATCCTCGACAGTAGGGATGGGGCCGATGAACCTGCTGTCAATTAACCTGCTATTCAGAATGACTCCCTGAGTGGCGGTGTAAGAAAGGGTCAACATGGCGGATTCCAAAGAACCAACTGAACTTGATATGCTGAAGATAGCAGCAGCATTTGACGCTGGGTTAGATGAAGTACCAGAAGATAATGTTGAGGCTACTAAAGAAGTTAAGCAGGAGGTTGAAAGTAGTGATAGCTCGGAGAAACCTACGACTCCAGAAAACGCCGAACCAAAATCCACATCGAACGATGCGGTGGTAGATGAAGTCCCTAAGACTGAAACTACATCAACAAGCTCTTTAACAACGCAATCTGATGAACCCAAGTCAGAGTCAGCTTCCGAAAAGAAGCAAAGCAAGTACCAAAAGGCACAGTCTCGACTCGCCAAAGAGTGGGACGATGTCAAAGCGGAACGTGCAAGACTCCAGGCTGAGAGAGAAGCCATTGAAGCAGCCAAGACTGCAAGGGCTGGTCAAGAAGCTTCTCCAGCAAAGACAGAGGCAAGTTCTAGCAAGTTTAGCGCGGATGACTATCGCGAAGCCGCAAAAAGCTATCGTGACGAAGGCCGTGATGATCTTGCAAAACTCGCTGAAAGCAAGGCCAACGAGATTGAAACTGCTGGCAAGAGAGATACCGAGCAGAAGGCGCAAGCGGAATGGAAGAATGCCTGGGACCAAAACCTTTTGCGAGAAGTCGAAGCGAATCCAGAATTAAAGGATTCTTCGACCAATCTCTACAAAGCAGTATCGACCTTGTTACAGCAACACGCGATTCTTAGGAACTATCCTAACGGAATCAATGATGCTGTAGGATTGGCAAAGATGAGGCTCAAGGCGGACGCTGCCTCTGACTTGGAAAAGAAGATTGCAAAGTATGAGTCTGAATTGACTCAACTAAGAAAGGCAACGACACCTGCAAGCGGTCAACCTTCTGGCCCTGCTCGCGTTAAAGCTTTTCACGAACTCTCCTCGGAGGAGCAAGGTCGTGAATTGATGAAAATGGCAGCAGAGGCGGATAGATCGTAAAATAGGTTAGTTGTTTAAAAGGAAAATAATAAAATGGCTAATGTAACTACAGGATCTGTCTCTGCACAGTTCCAGACGTACTTCTCCAAGATGCTCTTGGAACGTGCGCTCCCCCTGCTCCAAATGGAGCAGTTTGCAATGAAGGTGGCGTATCCTTCGAAAACCGGCGGAAATCGTACCATCCGCTTCTTCAAATTTGATAATCCTTCGATCAGCAGCATTGTTGGTCTGTCGGAAGGCACGACTGTTAGCGATGGCTCGGATCAACGTCAGTTGACCCTGTCCACAGTTGAAGCGACCCTCCAGCAGTACGGCAGTCAGGTCGTCCTCACGGACGTATTGCTCGCGACGGAATTGTTCAACCACCTCGCCCAGGCCACCAAGCAGTTGGGTGAAGACGCTGCTCTGCATGCGGACACTCTGTGTCACCGCGCGCTGATCCAGGATTCTTCCACCTCGACTGGCACAAACGTTGCCACGAAGTCGTATGCTCGTTATGCCCAAAGTGGCACAAACGGCACGACCTTCGCGACCAGCTCTGTTGCTAACAGCGCAATCACCGCCACCGACTTGCTCGACGGCGCGACTTCGTTGTTCATCAGCCGTGCGCCCAAGATCAAGGATTCTTACGTCCTTGTCGCTCACCCTGCGGTCATTCGTGACCTCCAGCAGGATGACGATTGGTTGAAGGTTTCGAGCTACTCGAACCCTGAAGCCATCTTCAAAGGTGAAATCGGTTCGCTGTTCGGCTGCAAAGTCGTTTCCAGCACCAACGTTCAGACCTTTGCAACTGCTGCTGCTGGTGTGGCTAACGCTGCTACGGCATCTGCTGCTGTCTACGGCAACTTGCTCTTGGGCGGAAACTCCTTTGGAGTTCCCAGCCTGAACTCAGTTGTTGCCTCTGGCTCGCCCTTCGCACCGAAGGTCACGATCCTTGACGCTGCTGATAAATCCGATCCTTACGGCCAACGCGTAGTGGCGTCCTTTAAGACGTTCTATGCTGCCAAACAATTGGATACTACGTTCTTCCGCGCGATCTTCGCGAAGTCGAACTACAGCTAAACAATTAAATGGGAACCCTAGTAATCGCTATGGGTCCTCGGAAAGCTGGGGAGGGTAAAACCTCCCCAGCCTCTTCCAACGGAGATCAAATGAAAGAAGGAATGAATAAAGGTGGCGGAATGAAAATGTCTAAAGGCATGGTCATGCTGCCATTGTCGATGCTTGAAGTTAATGATGGCGGAGACAACGTTCCTCCTTCTGAAGGTGATGAAGTTGAACTCAGCGGTGTTGTTCAAATGGTTAAGAACGGAGTAGCTCACATCAAGGTCAATGAGGCCATGATTGAAGGCGAGTCCGAGAATAACGAAGAGAACGACATGTCTGAAGAGGACAAAATGCGTGAGCTGGCGAAGCAGGCCGACGAGGAGAACTACAGCTAATGCCGATTTACCAGTACACCGATACCAGAAATGGTTCAGTCGTTGAACTGGAAAAATCAGTAGCTGAAAGGGACTCGGTCCCTAAGTATCTGAAGCGGTTTACTGTCCCACAACGTTTGGCTCTTGTTGGTGTTGGCGATCCCCTCGACAACCCACTTGGGTCTAATAAAACAAATATTATGAAGGGGTACTACCGCCAGGAACAAAAACTTGGCAGTAGATTCAAAAGCGAGTTCAGCGCGGATCAAGTGAAACGTGCCTGGAGTCGCAAAGGAGATTAACAATATGGCTAATGAGTTTCAACGCAGTCCGATTAAAGCGAAGAACAAGGCTGTCCGCATTGACGGAGCCAACTTCACCAACGTCATTGAGTTTACGGCAAGCTCCAGCGGTGGCACAGTTAATACTGTTGCAACCGCTCCTGCTTCCTTGAACGTGACCCTTAACGGCACTTCTTACAGAATT